TAATGTCACTAGAGAACGCACTCGCCAACCTAGCAAACTCTGCTAACGTACTCGCTACGGCGATCACGGTAAACGCTACTGCGATCACATCGATAAACGCTGCAAGTTATAGTGTCAGTACTAACGTCGTGGCGAACACCTCCGGTATATTCACGGTCGGCGTGCCTATCGTATCTGGTAACGGGCTATACTCTAACTCTACTTTCAATGGCACGTATGGTGACGGTATAGTAGTCGACTACGTCACCGGCAATGGAAGAATCTCAGTTGGTGCAGCTGACTCACTGAGCTTCTATACCAACAACGTGGCCGGTAACCTAATGTTACAGATGAGCGCTACAGGTACTATCGTTAACGGTTCTATAAACGCCGCTTCTCATACGGTAGGAACTTCGTTTACTGCTAATTCGACTATGACAAATACGGCGTCACTGGTCGTTTCTACGAACACTGCTACTATTGGGACTGGAACTTATTTTGTATCTAATGGTAACGTCGGCATAGGTAACTCTGTACCGACTACTGCCCTGTCGGTGACAGGAGACATCAGCTATTCTGGCAACTTGAACTTTCTGACCAACAACAAGTACCTGAACTTCAAGACCACAAACGGAAACACAGTCAACTTCGTCCAGCAGAACGACGACAACTTCGTCATGTACTCTACAAACACCGCCGGAGGCGCTAGACCAATATGGTCGGTATACGCTAACAGCATCACTTCAGTTTTAAACGTTTCTGTCGATACTACTCTAAACAATTTAAACTTAAATGCCGGATACGGTTCTGCAACTGCAGTATATGGTTGTCGCGCTTGGGCTTCTTATAATGGGCAAACACCAGTTCTTAATGGTAGTGGAGGCATTTCAAGTGTTACAAAAGGATCTGCAGGCAATTATACATTTAATTTATCAGTCACGATGCCAGACACGAAATACGCTGTAACATTCAGTATGGGTGATATAAGCGGTGTAGGTAACGAGCACGCTATTATTACTCCACAGTCGACTAGCGCGTTCTTAGTTCAAACATCGCTATCTGGCGATTCATGGGCTGACGCTGCCGGCGTTTATATATCAGTTTTTAGATAATAGGAGAATAAATTGAATAAGAAAATTATATATCCACAAGAACATGGCTCGATCGCTATGATTATACCGGCAGCTGAGTGTGGGTTATCAATTGAAGAGATTGCTAGAAAAGACGTTCCAACCGACACTCCATATCTCATAATAGACGATTCAGATATTCCAGACGAACACAACGACTACTTCAACGCGTGGGAAGCCGACTTCTCTGATCCACACGGACACGGCATCGGTCATGAAGCTTGGTTTAAGGAGCAAGAAGCAAAATGATTATTATCAATATGGATAAGGCTAGAGAGATTCATAAGAATAAATTACGCCTAGAGCGCGAGCCGCTTCTAAAAGATCTAGACATCAAATTTCAAAGAGCTCTTGAAGATGGTTCAGACACCAAAGATATCGTCGCTAAAAAGAATGCTCTTAGAGACGTAACGGTTCATCCAGATCTATTAAACGCAAAGAATATAGACGAGTTAAAGATTCTCACTCTAGATAAATTAGTATAAATATCTCTAAAAAGGTAATAGATGGCACAGAACCAAAGACTAAGTTCACTCGGTGACGCGTTAAGTACTGCGCAGTCTAACGGTCAGCTGTTAGCCGCTAATGGCGCCGGTGGATACTACTGGACCACACCTGGTGGTATACTAACTGTTAATACGACTCCACCCACATCTGCTAACAGCGCGGACATGTGGCTGAACCCTTCTGATGGTATACTGTACACTTATATAAATACTGGATCGAGCAGTCAGTGGATAGAATATGGTCCTAATGAGTTATATACTCCGACATACGTAGTCGATGGTGGCGCTGCTAATACGATCTATCAATTAACGCCATTGGTTGGCGGAGGAGCTGCTGGATGACGATTCAATATCAATATCGTAGAGACACGTCTGCGAATTGGACTGCAAACAATACTACGCTCGCTGTCGGCGAACCAGGTTATGAGATCGATACAGGTCGTCTCAAGATCGGCACGGGTTCTACCCCATGGAACTCACTAGCGTATACTTCAGTAAACCCTGCAGGCTCTAACACCAACGTCATATTCAACGGATCCGGATCTTTCGCAGCTAACGCTTCTTTCAGCTTCAACCAGGCCACTACGACTCTAACCATTGGTAACTCTTCGGTGAACACGGCGATGTCTAACACCGGAATAACCATCAACGGCGTGGCTTGTCCTACAGTGGTCACCATGCTAACGTATAACCTAGCGTTCTAATGGCAATAAGCTTTCCAACTAGTCCAACAGTAGGTCAGACATACACTTATAACAACCGTACTTGGATATGGAACGGTTCTGGTTGGGCTATTCAGCAGACGACGCTGAACGCTATAGAGATCGCCACCGGTCTCGGCTATATCCCGTTCTCTGAGAACGGCGGGCGCATCAACACTCTAGGACAGTCCGGTGAGACCGTAATATACGGCAACAACGTCACGACGCCAAACCTCTATACGGCTAATCACTTCTTTGAGTCCACGCAGAACAACTACATACAGTATAATGGTTCTAATGCGTATTCGTTCATAGCCGGCGGTGCGAACGTAGGGTATGCAAACAGCAGCTCGTTTAACTTTGGCAACACGGTAAGTAACAACGTCGTCAGTAATACTATAATAGCAAACAGTTATATAATAAGTAACGGCTATATAACAGCTAATAGCTATATGTCTGTTGGTAACACGACTGTTAATACTTCAGCAAACGGTCTAATGTTTCACGCGCATATGGGATACACGAACGAGAAGACATTTGGTCTTGGATCGTACTCCACTAACGCAAGCCTAAATATGGTAATAGTCGGTCCATACACGATCGCGACCGGAAATACTTTTGTAGTAACTACTGGATCTAGAGTAGTCATAGTCTAAGGAATTATTATGAGTACTTTGTCTGTAACAACTATCACTTCAGCAAACGGAACGACCGATCTCACTCTATCTTCTGGCAATACGACCGCCGGACAGATGGTGGTGTTGTCGAACGGTGCCGGCGTGGTGCTAAAGAGCAACGCGACGTCTACTTCTCTTGGCGTATATTCTAACGGCACCATGACTCTGACTGGCAATCTAGTAGCCAGTAACATATCGTTTGGCACCAACACGAGCTTCGCGGCCAACGTAGGTATCGGCACGGCAAATCCAGCCGTCACGCTAGACATGAGTGCGAAGACAGACTCGATTCTTCTACCCATCGGTAACACTGCTAACAGAAACATTCTCACGTCCAACGGACAGCTCAGGTTCAACAACGACGTCGCTAGAAAAGAGTACTGCACTGCGGGTTTTTGGATAAACGAGCAGAACGGATATACGCAGGTCACCGGTAAGACTAGAGTAGCATTTCAGTACACTGGAGCTCTACAGTCTTGGACTATACCTTCTAACGTCAACTACATCTTCGTGAAGTTGTGGGGTGCAGGCGGTGGTGGTGGCTCATACGGCAGTTGGAGACAGGGTGCGACCGGCGGCGGTGGTGGATATTCTGAGGGAATAGTTCCGGTGGTCCCCGGTCAGACCCTGTACATTCGCGTCGGTCAGAACGGCTATGCCAGATGGTCTTCAAATAAAGCGTATCCGGACGGCGGCGCTTCTTCTACTTCTACAGGCGATAACCAGTACTGCGGAGCCGGTGGCGGCTCTACGAGCATCGCGACGCCAAACGTCAACGCAAATAACTGGTGTATGTACGCCGGAGGCGGTGGCGGTGGCGGATCCGTAAACGGTTGGGGTAGAAATCCTGGTGGCGCCGGCGGCGGTCTAACAGGTGAAGACGGTTTTACTGAGTTAACGTCCTATACACCATACGCGTACGTAGGCAAGGCAGGAACGCAGTCTGCAGGTGGAGCAGGTGGTACCGGCGGTACCGCAGTAGGTGGGGCTGGTTCAGCGAACCAAGGTGGTACTACTCAGAACGGTAACAGCTACGGTGGCGGTGGTGGCGGCGGCTACTACGGCGGTGGGTCTGGATCTTACGCAGGCTCTTCAATGGCTGGCGGCGGAGGTGGATCAGGCTACATTCATCCATCGATCATCAGAGGCGTGACTCTTACTGGCATTAGAGAATATCCAGCTATGCCTAACGACCCAGACGCTATAGCGTATTCACTTAACGGCATTAATAGGATAGGCGTCGGTGGCGACGAGGGTTCTAACGGCGGCTATGGTCTAGCCATAGTATACTACTGAGGTTGAGATGAACAGAGATCAAATAACACAAGCTCTAATGTTCTACGCGCCTCAGGCAAAGTGGGAATTCACTCCCATGATAGATATGGAGAACGCTGGATACACCAACATCATATGGAAAGATCCTTTCTATAAGAAGCCGACCATGAAAGAGCTTCAGCAGTACTACAGAGACTCTGTAGAGGCTTATAAGAATCAAGTGCTGTATAAGCTCGAGAGACAACACCACTATCCATCGGTAGAAGAGCAGCTAGACTTTATATATCACAACGGTATCGACGCTTGGAAAGAAAGAATCAAAGCAGTTAAAGATAAGTTTCCAAAGAAGTAAGCAGGATTAAAGTATGTCTACGTTACAAGTCGCCAATATATATTTTGAATCTTCTGGCAACAACAGGATCCAGTATCTTGGATCTAATAACTATTCTTTTTATGCCGGCGGCTTGCCTACACTCACTGTCAACACGTCCACAGTACTGTTTACAGCTTCTATGTCGTTTACGAGCATCGGTGCAAACACAGCCAGCGCTAATACGCTTACAGCAAACTCGTTTACCGTCGTGAATAACTACTTTGTAGCTAACGGCTGGGTAGGACTAGGCAACTCGACTCCGATAGATAAGTTCTACGTGCAGGGTAACATCGTCGCATCCGGCGACGTGACTACCTCATACTCAGACGAGAGACTAAAGACTCTGCTCTATAAGATCGAGCGTCCTCTAGAAAAGATAAATAGTCTAAACGGCTGGGCCTATAGCCCATCTGCTCTATCTCTGAAGTTAAATCCTGAACAGAAGAATGAAATAAAACTAGGTGTTATAGCGCAAGAAGTCGAGAGCGTACTGCCTGAGATAGTTTCTATCGCTCCTTTTGATAGAAACGCTAATGGAGAGTCTGTCTCTGGCGATAAATACCTTACGGTTAGTTATGATAGAATTGTACCTGTTTTAATTGAGGCTATAAAAGAACTGACTTCTAGAATAGAGAAATTAGAATCTAGGAGGTAGCTATGGCGTTTAAGATTGGTTCGACTACTATAGTAAATAATAGTATTCAGATACCATGGTCTCAGATCGATCTTTCGTCGTATGGAAACTATATCAATTCAGTATATTTTACCGGTTCTGATAAGATCATCAACGTTTATAACTCCGGTTCAGTCTTATACATCATAAGGACTTAATAGAATGGCTTTTAAGATCGGAAGCACTGTCGTTATCGATAATTCCGGAAACGTTCCATGGTCTACTGTAGGATCCATTCCTTCTGGTACCGTGATATCTATATCGGCGCCGAGCAGCGGCGGTGGCGTATATAGAGTAAGTGGGTGGGACGGTTACAATCTGACTTTCTATAGATCATAGGTCAACACACGATGGCGTTAAAAGTAAACACGACTACGGTCTTCAACAACAGCGCAAAGATTCCATACACGCAGGTGAGTGGTTTTCCACAGCTTGTGACTTCTGCTAGTTCTACTCCTACAGGTGATGGCACTAATCCGATCGGTGGCACAGGCACCTACTGCTACGCTTTCAGCTTCAGTGGTGGATCGCTAGTCGCTACATTTGATACTAACTGTGCATGCGTTTGTGCGTGCTGCTGTTGTTGCGCCTGCTGTTGTAACTGTTAGTTAGAGTTATGGCAACTAATTTAAAGATATTCACATATGGTTCGAACAATCCATCAATAGCGTCGATTACAGAATCATCTAATGGAAATATTGAAATAAGAATTAAGGCGGTCGATCAGCTATCTTATGACATGCCTAATGAAGACGCGTGCAACTATATTTGGAACTTCAATCCAAAAGAATTATTAAAGTCTAAAGACCAATGTCCAAATAAAGCAGGAGTCTTTGATCTAGTAGGTTTTTCGACCAAAGACATAGTGAAGGGGACACCGATAGTTACTCCTCCGCTAGTCAATAGACTTAAGACGTACTATCAGTCTAACTTTAAAAGACTAGAGAGTAATGACTTCTTTGGCTCAATAGATATAAATCCTAAACACACAAATATATCTCTGCGCATGCAGGCCAACTGCAAGATAATTTCAAACCTATCATATGATACCTTTGATTATGTAAAAGACAATGGTTATACGCAAGCACTTGGCACGTCTATATTAATTACGCCGCCGTCGAATAAGCACCAAGGAAACACCACGCCAGTGCCACAAGACGTGTATCCTTTTACTCTTTCATACAGTGGTCCTACGCAGATACCACTAAGTGGCGGAATATTTAATATATCATTCGACTTTGATAATCATGGAATAAAAGGTAAAGGTGGTAAGAACAAGAATCCAGGTAAAAAACCAGGTCAAGAGTATCATGACTTGTGCGACTACAACGTAGTATATGCCAACGCTGATAAAGGTAAGATCGATCCTTCTTGTAAGATAATAAATAAAAAAGGAAGTATAAGCTTTGATCCTACTGGGCTGTCAGTAGGAGACACAGTTACGGTAGATATTGGAGTGCACTGGTTTCTACTATCAATAAGAATACAGTTTCAAATAATATAAATGATAAGGATTTTATTATGTTTGAATTGATTATGATAGATCAAGAAAATAAAAGACGTTCTATATTTTATGATCCACATAAGTCTACCGTCTCTGATAAAGATGGAAAAGATATACTAATAACTGATGTTAAACCTCATTCTTGCTTTAAGAAAGCAATAGGTATATCGCCGACAAATCCTGGCTCAAAGGTATCCAAATTAAGTAAAATTCGTATCCAGTTAGGACTCGGGTGTAACTATTCATGCTCGTACTGTCTTCAGAAAGATCAAATTAAAGATTCAACAAAGACAAGTCTTAGAGACGCTGAAATATTCATGAAGAATCTAGACAAGTGGGTAGAAGGAGCTCCAGCAGAGATTGAGTTCTGGGGAGGTGAGCCTCTTCTTTATTGGAATAAGATTAAGTTTCTTCTTGAAAAATTAACTGAAAGATTTCCGGAAGTTTCATATCTTATTATCACCAACGGAAGCTTGATAGATGACGATTTTATTGAGACCGTAGAGAAATATAACATTAGAGTCGCTATATCTCATGATGGTCCTGGTCAGTATAACCGAGGACCAGATCCATTAGACAATCCTATACAGTTTGAGATGATTAAGAAGTTCTTCGATCGTAGAAAAAACAACATGAGTTTTAACTCAGTGATCACCCCTTCTAATATGAATCTCGATAAGATAGAACAGTTCTTTAAATCAAAGTTTGGTCAAGAAGCGAGAATAAGTTTTGAAGGTGTAGTGATAAACTACGACGACGGTGAGTCAAATACTTTTACTACTGAGCAGTATAATGAACTTTCTAAGAACGTAGCGATGTCTTGTATGAGACCATTTGAGAATCTACCTAATACGTTCCAGATAAAGATTCGCGAATTCATGAAGACTCTACAGAATAAGTTAAGTTCTGATTCTGTATTTCAGAAGTGCGGAATGGACAGAGAAGACTATATAGCCGTAGATCTATTAGGTAACGTCATGACGTGTCAGAATACTGGTTCTACTGGAAAGCATAGAATTGGACACGTCTATTCGCTAGATAAAGTTAAACTTAATACGTCGTGGCATTGGTCGCAGAGAGAAGAATGCTCCCACTGTCCCGTGCTGCAGCTATGTGCAGGATCGTGCATGTATGTTGAGGGTCCAAGCTGGTATCACTCGTGCAACAATGAATACTACTACAACATGGGAATACTCGCAGGAGCGATGTATCATATGACTGGAATGATCTTAGAAGAAGTAAAAGGAGAGACCTGGAGGCCGGATCCAGCTGACTATGGCGTTACTATTAAAGATCATAGTCAAAATATAGTTGATGGACTTTTAGAAGTATGAGACAGCTAAAGATAGATGAGACCGTTTGTCTTGATGATTTAGTAGATGTAGAAGAACTTAAGTCTCTTCATGATAGATTATGTGTGTCTATAGCCAATGCGTACGACGACGGAAGAGTTTCAGTACAGTCTCTTGGAAATTTGCTGTCTGAGAGATATCCATATCCTAGCATACTAGATAAATTTATTCAATTTGGAAAAGCTAAAGTAAATATTCCTAAAGAAATAGACAATAATGACAAGCTATTAAGATACATAATGTTCACTGAAAAGACTACCGGAATAGCTAGTGTAATAAGTATATTTAATTATAAAATCAGCGATGATCATAAAATTAGTAAAAACTATAAAGAATTTTATTCTATAATAGAGTGGATAAAGAAACAGGATCTATACTCAGAACTTATACAGTGTAATCTAGTATTAAGTCAGAGCGGTGAACCAACACCTATTCACGATCATCCTAGACCAAAGAGTTTTCCAAATAGCTTTGAAGAAATAGACGAAGAGACAAGATTTTCTTTATGGATAAGACTTAACACTGATAGAAAATTATTCATGTACGATCATAAAACAAAAACTAAACACTATATAAAAGACAAAGATGGCGGTGGACTGGTGTTCTATTGGGATTCTAGCAGCTTCCATGGTGCCGATCCGTCATGGAACGCCACGTACGCGTTCGTGATAACGGGTATTCCATCAAAAAAACTGTTTGATTTTATTGATCAAAAACTCAAATAAATAAATTAAAAAAAGATAGGATAAACAGATGTCAACATTAACGGTAGGTAACATCACAGGAACGCCTATAATTAGTTCTGGACCTATAACAGGTACCGGTGATTTTACTACTACCGGCAATATAACTGCCAATAATCTAACAGCTAATGGTACTTTTACCGGTAATAATCTTACAGGTAATAGCTTTTCTGGTAATAATTTTTACGGCATCAACGCATCGATTAATACTCTGCAGCCAAGATCTGGTAATCTTATAAGTGTTCCTGTTGGTTATAATATCTATTCTCCAGGTACTCCTGTGCAGACCGTTATAAACAGAGTCACGTCTTCATATAGTACATCGTCTTCAACTCTTAGTAATTTTTTTAATACTTCTATAACTATTAAAACGGTGGCTCCTATAATTATGGTTTTTCTACACTGTAAGCAGAGGTGTGACGTTAGTGGAACTTGGAATCTAGCGTATTTTCAGATATACGAAAATCTTACAGCAACACCGGTAGCGTATTCTGGATATAACGGTGTTAACGCTTCTGGTTGGATTCATGATTATACTACAGAAAAACCGTTCTATGCTCCTGGAGCTATAGGAACAACATATACATTTGCGCTTAATGTCGGTTCGTATAGTGGAACACAGTATTTTAATTCTCCATCAAACTCATCAGATGATGGTTATGCAATAATGAAATTAACAGAGATAGCGAGATAAAGATGAAATACACTATAATAGAAGCTCTTTCTGTTTTATCTCCTGGTTCAGAATGGAGCATAAGAGACACTGATTACTCTTCAATCCAATGGATGAGTCCAGGTTATCCACCTTATTTAGAATCTCTAGAATCTAAAGTATTAGAACTAAACACTGCTGAGCCGATGAGACTGCTTAGGTTGGAACGAGACAGAAGATTGTCAGAAACAGACTGGATGGCCGTGTCTGACAGGATTATGACAGACGATCAAAAGACTTATAGGCAGGCTCTTAGAGACCTACCAGATAAGATAACAACTTCTCCAAAATTAAATGAAATTTTTGAGCTAGATGTGTCCAGCGTAGACTGGCCTGTTCTGGGAAATACTGCGACGGCGACTAATTAAACCCTAAAACGTATAAATAAGATTATACCAAAACCAGGAAAAAAGCATTGGCAACGACTTATCAGAAAATCTCGGGTTTAACCACCGCTTCTGGCGCGGGTGCGAACGATAGATTCGTAATCCTAACCAATGCCACGTCTACGCCTCTCCTGCAGACGATATCCTACCCTGTAGTTCTTACTACAATATCTGGCAGCTTCGTCAACACGACGTCTCCTATTATCTCCAATTCTATTACCGTAAATACTTACTTCGCGGCTAATACCTCAGGCACATACACGGTAAACGCCTACGCCAATAACCTGACGGTAAACACCGCAAACGTCAACGTCAAGCTACAGGTCGGCAACGCTGCCGTAGGATTCGCGTTCGGCGCCGCGGCTTTGGTTCAGGTAGACGGCAACCAGAATACGTATGTACAGACTATCCTACAGAACGCTAACTCCGGCACAAACGCTACTACCGATCTAATACTCACGGCCGATACTGGCACAGACTCTATAAACTATCTAGACATCGGCATCAACAGTTCTACTTATTCTAATACGCAGTATACCATCGGCAGCCCACTAGACGGCTACATATACGCTAGTAACTCTAATCTAACGATAGGCACCGCCACGGCGAATGAGCTAGTATTTCACGCTAACGGTACCACGAGCTCAGATAGAAAATTAACCGTAAACGCCACTTCAGTATACGTATCAAATAACGTAAGCTTTATATCAAATTCCGGAACGTTCTATGGAGCGGTGACTGTAGGAACGAACCTAACGGTCAATGGAAACTTCTCAGTAACTGGCAACGTAACGTTCGCCGGTAACACCACGTTTATTAACGCCACCGTCATAACCACTAACGACAAGAACTTCATACTAGCAAACAATGCCGCCACTGCTCTAGCGGCTGACGGTGCAGGTATCATCATTGGATCTTATGCCAACCTCGTATATGACAACGTAACAAACTCTTGGCAGTCCAACGTAGGTATCACGCCTCTCACTAATAACTTAAATCTCGGCAATACCAGTCTAGTATGGAATATATTCTCTAATAATATCACAGCTGCAAACGTTCTAGTCGGCACTACTTCGGGCTTCACTAGAGCTAACTCTTCAGCGGTCTCAGTAGGTAACTCTACGGTAAACACCACCATCACGTCTACGACTGTCACAATAGCAGCAAACAATCTAGGTGGATTCTACGTCGGTAACACCGTCAGTAACTCGTACGTAAACGCTACTGGATTCTTTACCACCGGTAAGATCGGCGTCTCTAACGCTGCTTCTTCTGACACGATCAGAGTCGAGGGAACGATCAGCGCTCTAGCGTCACTCGCGGTCAGCAACTCGTCCGGCGTCATTACTCTCGCTAATACGTCTGGTCTCTTTATAAATAATGCATCTGGTTCAATAAACGTTGGTAACTCAACGGTAAATACATTTTCAAATTCTACTTACTTATTCTCAGGTAACTCGACATTCTACGGATTTGTCAATTCAACTGCAGAAGCTATAGTGAGTCCTACCAGTAATACGATAATTACCGCAAACGGAATAACCACAAACGGAATACCGTATCCTACTGTAGTAACAATGTTAACTTATAATCTAGCCTTCTAAGGACTTGAACAATGTCAAAACAATTAGTATCTAAATACGTAGCGGCGTTCAATCCAACAGCCCAGACTTTGGATTTTACTTCGATACCAAACTTTACTATCAGTAAGCTATACGCTGTCATCAACGTCACTAGAGGCACTCCGATCTACGTCGCCGGCGCCCCTGGTCTTGGCGCCTCTGTCAGCGCGACCAGTCCTAACGTTATCAGTCTGACGTATAACACATCGACTCATGCGGCTTCTGATATACTAAATATCTACTACGATACTGCAGCCGGTGTTGAGAGTAATACGGTTGCGGAAACCGGCGGTCAGCTCGAGCTGATGCAGGAAAAGATGGATCAGATACTTTCAGAACTTAAAGTAATGACCGAAGTGCTGATCCAAGGGTTTAACGGGTTTCCTCTTTCACAAGAAGATTCTCGCTCACTTCGCAATGATATAAATAATCCATCGAATGTCGATAACATTGAAAATACTCAATAAAGGAGAGTAAAATATGCTTATTCAAGGTCAGGTTGGTCAACCATCCGTTTCGTCTATTCAGGCCGGCGCTACGCCAGCCATTCGCCAGGGCCAACTTGGCGATGTGATCGTATCAGAACTCCATGGTCGTTATTACGAGTCCACTTATCGTAGAAATATGTACTCAGCTGTTCTTAACGCTGGTACTACTACTTCTGCCGGTCTCGCTACCACGTTCACTGGTCTTCTCCTCTTTAACCCACAGAACTCGACTGTCAACGTCGCGATCAACAAGGTCGGCTTGTCATTCCTAGTTGCTTTCGGTGCTGGCTCGACTGTCGGTCTTATGTCCGGTGTCGCTCCTACCAACCCAGGTACGTCGACTTCTAACATCACTGTTAGAGCTAACTACGTTGGTCTACCAAACGGTTCCGGTCAGGCTCTTGCCTACTCGACTGCTACCCTAACTGCAACTGGCGCGACTCCTGTCCTCCATTCAGTATTCGGTGCTGGTCTAACTGGCGCAATCACTACTGTTCCACAGGTTCCTGGCTTCTTCTTCGACTACGAAGGCTCATTGATCCTTCCACCAGGCACCTACATCGCTACTTACACTTCAACTGCTTCCGGTACGTCTTCATTGATCGCATCGTTCCAGTACGAAGAAATTCCTCTCTAAGCAATTAGAGTAATTAAGATCTGGGTTGTCCTACGGGACAACCCTCTACTGTCAAAAGGGAGAGTGAACTTTGGCAACAAACACAGCGTTCGTAATCAAGAACGGTCTAATAGTAAATACAAATGTCCTGTTTGCAAATGCCGGTCAAGTCGGCATCAACACGACTAGCCCATCATCAAATCTTACAGTAGTTGGTACTACCAACATCACCGGAAACACGTCACTGGGTGGTACACTTACTGTTACAGGTATAGCGACATTCGCTAACCAGCTCTCATTCTCAGGAAACGGTACATTTAGCAACTCACTCTCAGTGACGGGCAATGCTACGTTCTCCAATCTAGTGACCATTGGAGGAAGTTTATCAGTAACTGGTAACTCTACTTTCTCAAATACTATATCAGTCACTGGTAACGCTACGTTCTCAAACTTAGTTACTATATCTGGTGGTCTTTCGGTAACTGGTCAGTCTACGTTCTCAAACACGATGACTATCACCGGTGCGGTAAACGCCGTATCTATCTCGATCGGCTCTAACACCTCTACGTCAAACTCAATTATCGCGTTTACTAACACCGGATATGCTATCAGCGGGTATTCAAACTCGTCTGCCGGCATCTACGGCATATCCACATCAAATACCGGCGTCTATGGATTTTCAAACAACGCTACCGGTATTTCTGGACAGTCTAATTCTTCATACGCTGGCTACTTCACTTCTAACACAGGCGCTCCACTATACGTAGGTAATAACAGCGCTGCGTTCTTAACAGTGTACGCTAATGGGTTGTCTGTTCCAATACTGATGACAGTATCAGGTAACACACAGATACAGTCTCTCGGTGTCGGCACACCGGCGTCAGGAACCACAGGTGAGATTAGAGCCAACAACAACATCACAGCATACTATTCATCAGATCAGTCGCTAAAGACTAACGTTAAGAATATATCTAACGCTCTAGACAAGCTCAACATGATCAACGGCGTAGAGTTTGACTGGACAGACGAGTGGATCGACGAGCACGGCGGTGAAGACGGCTACTTCGTTCGCAGACACGACGTCGGCGTAATCGCACAGCAGATCGAAAAGGTATTGCCAGAAGTCGTAGCTACTAGAGAAGACGGTATCAAGGCTGTCAAATATGATAGAATCGTTCCTCTACTAATAGAAGCTATTAAAGAGCTGTCAGGTAAGATTGAGAAACTAGATAAATGAGACTCTGCCGTCAGATAAATAGATAGTATAATAAGCGGAGAGTTTAAATGGCAATACCAGTAGATAGAGCGACGTTCACAGAGTACTGTCTCAGACGTCTCGGAAAACCATTAAACGAGATAAACATAGACGACGATCAGCTACAAGATCGCGTCGATGACGCTCTCCAGTATTTCTGGGACTATCACTTCTCCGGCTCAGAAAAGACGTACTACAAGTATCAGATTCAGCCGGCTGACAAGGTGAACAAGTACATCACTCTACCAGACAACATCGTCGGCGTAGTGAACATGTTTCCTGTTGGTCAGGCTCTCAACACGAACAATCTCTTCAACATCAGATATCAGATCGCTCTTAACGACCTATACACGCTCACTTCGGTGTCTATGGTTCCTTACTATATGGCGCTGCAACACGTTCAGTTCTTAGAGCAGATGCTGGTCGGTCAGCAGCCGCTCAGATACAATCGATACATCAACCGCTGCTACATCGACATGGACTGGTCTATAGTCAACGCAGGCGACTACATCATCCTTGAAGCTTATCAGGTAGTAGATCCAGTCATATACACTAAGGTGTGGACAGATCGCTGGCTACAGAGATACGCGACTTGCCTGATTAAACAGCAGTATGGTACCAATCTCAAGAAGTACGGGTCGATGCCGCTTCCTGGTGGACTCGTGTTTAACGGTCAGAAGATATACGACGAGGCTACGGAAGAGCGCAAAGAACTAGAAGACGAGATGATCAATTCGTATTCACTTCCCGTTACGGACATGATCGGTTGATCTGATGCCAGGAACGTCAGTATTCTTCAACAACTTTGGGGCATCTGCAGAGCAGGAAATGCTCACAGATCTTATCATAGAAGCGATAAGCATCTATGGTCAAGACATGTACTACATCCCACGTCAGTTGAACAACTACGACAACGTCTATGGAGCGGACGACCAGAGCAGCTACACGTATGCAGTACTAGTTCCAATCTACATCGAGTCGTTTGATGGGTTCGGCGGTGACGGTAACTTCATGTCAAAGTTCGGCGTTGAGATTCGCGATCAGGTAACGTTCACGATAGCGCAGAGAATATTCGATCAAGAAGTAAGTGTCAACACGACACAGCCTAGACCGAACGAAGGCGATCTCATATACTTTCCATTAAACAATAAGTGTTTTCAGATCAAGTATGTAGACAAGTTCCAGATGTTCTATCCATTGGGATCTCTATATACTTGGAAGATGACGTGCGAGCTCTTCGAATACTCTAACGAGAGAATAAGCACAGGCATTCCACAGATAGATGCGCTGCAGAAGAAATTTGATATTAACGTTATAGACTGGACGATTAAAGACACTAGAGGCAATATACTTCTAACTGAAGATGGCGATTACATAGTATTAGAAAATTCAAGCACGAGCGATCTGGTACCAGGCGATGACGCCAATGAGATTCAGAAAGAATCAAACACGTTTGTTGACTTCTCAATAACTGATCCATTCAGCTTGGGCAACATATAAATATCTCTTTAACATAAAGATAAAGTGGAGTATACCGCTTGTTCGGCCAGACATTCTATTTCAGCTCCATACGCAAGTATGTCATTCTTGTCGGTACGCTATTCAACGATATTCGCGTAGTAAAGACAGATCCAAAATCCAACAATGAGATCTCTCTAGTTCGCGTTCCAATCACGTACGCGCCAAAAGACAAGATGCTCGCACGCGTGTTTCAGGACCCGAACATCGATCGTCCTTCTGCTACGATGCCTCTTCCTATGATCTCCTTTGAGATGGGTAAGATGACGTATGACGGTACTAGAAAATTGCATACTACCGGCAGGACGGCCGTGCAGAGCAACACAAATCCTAGTAACTTCAACTATCAATATAATCCAGTACCGTATAACATAGACTTTAAAGTCCACGTATATACTAAGAACGTCGAAGACGGCACTAAGATCGTAGAGCAGATACTCCCATTCTTCACTCCTGACTGGACTACTAGAGTAAATCTAATTCCAGAGATGAACATCATCATGGATATTCCTGTCGTTCTTAACAACATAGAATATGCTGACAACTACGAGGGTGAGTTTAAAGACAGAAGAGAGATAGTGTGGACGATGGACTTAACCGTGAAGGGTTATCTATACGGTCCTGTTAAGACTTCTGGAATCATTAAGTTCGTCAACGTCGATTTCTACATACCTGAAGTTCCAGACGGACAGCTCGCCTCAGCAGTCGGAAACACTAGCATAGACTACAAGTTTACTGTTCAACCCGGTCTGACTGCCAACGGTCAACCTACTTCTAATGCTCAACAGACTATACCATATCAACAGATTCAAGCCTCAGACGACTATGGATTTATTACACAGATTTATGATATAGCAACACATGGTGAATAAATGGATGATGATAATGATCCTATTGGTAAGGCCTTAGGTATTAATCTAAGTCCAATAGAGAATAAGATTGACGTTATAGACAAGATGATAGTCGATAGTCATAACGACTCAGCCTCCAAAGACTTTGAGACCGCTCGCGCCAACCTTCATGAGATGATTCAAGACGGTAAAGACGCCATGTTCAAGCTAGCTGAAATAGCTGCGTCGAGTCAGCACCCGCGGGCGTTCGAGGTGTATGCTAAACTCATGGACACGCTGATAAGCGCCAATGAAAAGCTATTAGATTTTCAGACAAAGATACGGGACATTCAGCACGCAGAATCTCCGATGAACGAGCAAGCGAAGAACGTGACTAATAACCTTTTTGTCGGTTCGACCGCCGAGCTGCAGAAGGTATTAAAAGAGATGAAGAAAGATGAATGATAAACCAATCGGCGGCTATAAGGGTAACGTACTCCTTAAGAAGTCTAATCAAAACATAGAGTGGACGCCAGAACTAGTTCAAGAGTATGTGAAGTGTCAAGAAGATCCAGTATACTTCACAGAGAACTATATGAAGATCATCACGCTCAACGATGGTCTTAAGAACTTTAATCTATATCCATATCAGAAGAATATGGTTAGGTCGTTTGAGGACAACAGGTACACGATCGTCACCACGGCCCGTCAGGCTGGTAAGTCTACCACTACATGCGCCTTCATCCTCTGGTACATTATATTTCACGCAGATAAGACCGTCGCGCTTCTAGCCAACAAGGGCGATACCGCCAGAGAAATTCTATCGCGCGTCCAGCTCGCGTATCAACATCTTCCTAAATGGTTGCAGCAGGGTGTATTAGAATGGAACAAGGGCTCGTTCGTTCTAGAAAACAACTCGCGTGTTCTTGCGGCCGCGACGTCCGCATCGGCAATTCGCGGTTATACCATCAACCTACTGTTCATCGACGAGGCCGCGCACATCGAGAACTGGGACGAGTTCTTCACGTCGGTCTATCCTACTATTTCGTCTGGTCAAGACTCTAAGATCATCCTTGTCTCTACGCCAAACGGTCTAAACCACTTCTATTCTACGTGGGTAAACGCTCTAGAGAAAAGAAACGGCTATGAGGCTATACTCGTAAACTGGAAAGAAGTACCAGGCAGGGACGAGAAGTGGAAGCAAGACACTCTAGCCGGTATGAACTTTGACGTTGAGAAGTTCAATCAGGAAATGGAGTGCGAATTCTTAGGTTCGTCCGGTACTCTTATCTCCGGTTGGAAGCTAAAGGAGCTCGTCCATCAGGCTCCTATGATCGAGAAAGAAGGTCTGATCCAGTATTTTCAACCGATCAAAGATCATATCTATATGGCGGTGTGCGACGTGTCTCGAGGCAAGGGTCTCGACTACTCTGCATTCCAGCTAGTAGACGTGACGAGCATGCCTTATCAACAGACGTGCGTCTATAGAAATAACTCAGTGACTCCTGTAGACTACGCCGAAGTCATTCACAGGGTGGCGAAGGCGTACAACAACGCTTCAGTTCTGGTAGAAGTAAACGACATCGGCGAGCAGGTGTCTCACTCGCTACACTACGACTTCGGCTATGAGCACGTGTTGTTCACAGAGAACGCTGGTCGATCAGGCAAGCGCATCACCGCTGGATTTGGTGGTGGCAGCGTTGACAAGGGCATTAGGACTACTAAGGTCGTTAAGTCTGTTGGATGCTCTATACTAAAGCTACTGATTGAACAGAATCAGTTTGTCGTAAATGACTTTCATACCATCAACGAACTTTCTACATTCTCTAAGAAGGGAAATTCATACGAGGCAGAACCTGGAAAACACGACGATCTTGTGATGTGCTTGGTGCTGTTCGCTTGGTTGTCTGAGCAGCAGTACTTTAAAGATTATACGAATATAAATACCCTCCAATCACTCAGGGACAAGTCTGAAGAAGATATGGAGCAAGACATGGCGCCTTTCGGATTCATGGAAGACGGCAGAGATACTATAGATGAAGAGTATGAGATATACAATCCTGACGCTTGGATGTGGTCTACACAGCCAGACTTTTGAGTAAAAGATGAGATTTGATAAATAAATTTAAATTTGGATTATTAATTTCTTGTCTAAAAGGAGAAAATAATGGCTACTTTACTTAGTCCAGGCGTAAACGTTACAGAAATCGACCTAACTACGATCGTCCCTTCGGTATCTACTTCGGTCGGTGCTATCGCAGGTCTATTTCGTTGGGGTCCAGTTGGCCAGAGAGCTCTCATCAATTCAGAAACTACTCTAGTTCAGCAGTTCGGTTCACCAACTAGCTACAACGCAGAGACGTTCTTCACCGCTGCTAACTTCCTATCATATACAAACTCTCTATACGTCGTCCGTGCGGCCAACACTACTGGCGGCACCGGCAACGCTACTTTCTATTCAGTCGGTGCAAACACGCTCAACCCAAACACTATCCTAACTCTAGCTGGCGGCGGTGTCACAAACCTACTATCTTCCAGCATCGTTTCTGGAATGTACGTCACTCAGTCGACTAATACTTCGATCGTTTCAACTAACACTGTAGTGACTGTTATCAACTCTACTGCCATAAGCGTCAACGCTAACGTTACTAGTAACTCTCAGCTGACTCTATACATGGGTTACGCTCAGACTAGCTACTCAGCTCTTGCAGTAAAGCCAGGCACTAACTACGTAAGTAACCTCGTCAACCAGATCGTCACCGGCGACGTAAGCTACAGTAATAAAGTCGCTAACTCAGCTCTCAACTTCGATACTAACGTCTACTGGGTAGCTAAGTATCCTGGTGAGATGGGTAACTCGTTGAAAATTTCAGTAGTTGATACGGCTAACGCGTTTAGCTCAAACGTCAATCTTTCTGGTACGCTAACTGGTAACACCATTGCTGGTAGCATCTCAATTAATACTGGTAACACTTCAGCTACTGTGGTACTAACCGGTGACGGTATTAGTGGTACAGCCGGCGCTTTCGCAAACGTCGTTCTAGGTAACTTTGGTGTTGGTGACCAGATCCTATTTGGTAATACTACTATCAACCAGCAGTATATGCAGCTTAGCTCGGTCAGCAACGTTACTACTAACTCTTCTGCTAGTACTTTCACGCTAAACTTTGGTACGCCATACAGACTATCGACTGCATACTCTGCGAACAGCTTCCAGAGACAGTGGCAGTATTACATATCAGTAGGAACTGCTCCTGGTCAGTCTAGCTGGCAGCTATACAACGGTAACACTTCGGCTCAAGACGAGCTACACATCGTAGTAGTCGACGAAGACGGTAAGTTCACCGGTACTCCTGGCACTATTCTTGAGACCTTTAAAGGTCTATCAAGAGCTACAGACGCCATGAACCAAGGTGGTACTACCAACTACTACGCTACTGTGATCAACAAGAACTCTAAGTATATCTGGTTCGCAAATGATAGAACTCTTGCTACATCTAACACCGGCGTAAATCTTGCATCTTCGCTAAATCCTGCGCCATTGAGTGTAAGTCTATCGCTAGGTCACGACGGTAACAACGAAGCTAATATCGATCTTGCCACTATCACGAACGGCTATGGCATGTTCGTTTCTAAAGAAGACGTTACTATCGACATTCTTCTACAAGGTAAACCAATCGGTGGTTCTACTGCCGGCGTCAACGTTGGTTCGGTAAACAACTATCTACTCGCCAACTACCTTATTGAGAACGTCGTCAACGTAAGAAAAGACTGCGTACTCTGCGTATCACCAGATTCAAGCTTAACGTTGAATGGTTACGGTCAGCAGGCTCTCGGTCTTATCGACTGGAGAAACGTTATCGATTCCAGCTCATATACTATCATGGATACTGGTTATAAGTATCAGTACGATCGCTATAACGACGTCTATCGTTGGATCCCAATGAACGGCGACATCGGCGGCGTGCTAGCTAGAACCGATCACACAAACGCTCCTTGGTGGTCGCCTGCAGGTTATAACCGCGGTCAGATCAACAACGTCGTTAAGTTGGCTTACAATCCTAACCAGTCTGATAGAGATCTTCTCTACTCAAACGGTATTGACCCTGTAGTTACTTTCCCAGGTCAAGGAACTATCCTATTTGGTGATAAGACCCTACAGACTAAGCCTTCAGCATTCGACAGAATTAACGTTCGCAGACTGTTCTTGGTTCTTGAAAGAGCCATCTCAATTGCGGCTAAATATTCACTGTTCGAGTTCAACGATACCTTCACTCAGACACAGTTTAAGAATATGATCAACCCATATCTAAGAACTGTTCAGGGTGCTCGCGGTATCACTGACTTCCTAGTCGTTTGTGACGGCACTAACAACACTCCTCAGATTGTTGATTCTAACCAGTTTGTTGGCGATATCTACATTAAGCCTGCAAGAAGCATCAACTTCATCCAGCTTAACTTCGTCGCTGTTGCTACTGGCGTTCAGTTCTCAACAGTTGTTGGACAGTTTTAATAAATAAAAATAAAACTCTAAAGGAGTAAAGTAGATGCCATTTAATATTAACGCATTCAAACAACAGGGTCTGGTGTACGGTGGCGCCAGACCATCACTGTTCAACGTATATTTGACAGTACCAGCCGGTATTGGTATTAACAATATTTCAGTTCAGAAGTTCAGCTTCGTGGCTCGCGCCGCGGAGCTACCAGCCTCAGAAGTCGCTTCTTTCGACGTTCCATACTTTGGAAGAAAGATCAAGGTCGCTGGTGATAGAACTTTCGCTGACTGGCGTGTCACCATCATGAACGACGAAGACTTCGCTGTTCGCTCGATGCTCGAAGCTTGGTCAAACGCTATTAACCGTATGGTCGCTAACGTTCGCGATCCTGCTCTTGACTCAGAGCTATATAAAGCAGATCTCCAGGTAATTCAGTACGGTAAAGACGGCGTGCCACTAAGATCATACGCTATCGTCGGCGCTTTCCCAACTGTGATCGACGCTATCGCTCTAGACTGGAATCAGACTAACGCGATCGAAGAATTCGCAGTAACGTTCGCATACGACTACTGGATCCCTGTAGTTGAGACTTCAACTTTCGAGGCCGGCGGCGTTAACACCTACGGATCTCGCGCGGTCACTAACGGCCCAATGGGTCCAAATTAATATTATAAATATTCTATACTTTGACAAGAGGGGAGTAGATCTCCCCTCATTTTTGGAGATTTAAATGGCTGTTAAACTTTTCGGGTTTGAATTCAAACGTAAAACCCAAGATCAAGATCCAATCCCATCATTCACACCAAAAGAATCAGATGATGGTGCAGTAACAATTGCTGCCGGTGGTGCGTATGGCACTTACGTAGATCTTGATGGTACTGTAAGAACAGAAGCTGAGTTAGTCACTAAGTATCGCGAGATGTCGCTCCATCCAGAGTGTGACGCCGCGGTAGATGAGATAGTCAATGAGTCTATATCTATCGACGAAGAAGACATAGTAACCATCGATCTAGACGATACCGAATTATCAGATCCAGTCAAAAAAGCCATCACAGAAGAGTTTGATAATTGTCTAAAGATCTTAGACTTTAAAAATCACGCTTATGATATCTATCGCCGCTGGTATGTCGATGGTAGACTATACTATCACGTCATCGTAGATCCTAATGATCCTAAGGCTGGTATCAAAGAAGTAAGATACATCGATCCTCGCAAGATTCGCAAAGTCAGAGAGATATCAAAGAAGAGAGTAGCGTCAGAGAATCCAGGTGACGCTTCTATCGCTAAGGTAGTCAACGAATACTTCATCTTTAACGATAAAGGATTTAACTACGGCAATAAAGTAGTTGGTCCGTCGACGTCTGGATTGAAGATCTCTAGAGACTCTATACTACACATCGTATCTGGTCTCACTGACAACCAGGGAACGATGGTCTTATCGTATCTTCATAAAGCAATTAAGGCGCTAAATCAGCTCCGCACGCTAGAAGACGCGCTTGTGATCTACAGACTATCGCGCGCTCCTGAACGACGTATCTGGTACATCGACGTCGGCAACCTACCAAAGATGAAGGCTGAGCAGTACGTTCGCGACATCATGGTCAAGCACAAGAACAGACTTATCTACGACGGCAACACAGGTGAAGTAAGAGACGATCGCAAGTTCATGACCATGCTCGAGGACTACTGGCTACCTCGTCGTGAGGGTGGAAGAGGAACTGAAGTCACGACACTTCCTGGTGGTCAGACGCTAGGTCAGATGGATGACGTTCTATACTTCCAAAAGAAATTCTTAAACTGTCTAAACGTTCCAATCTCACGCTTAAATTCAGACGCACTCTTTTCAATGGGTCGCGCAACTGAGATCACGCGCGACGAACTAAAGTTTGCTAGATTCGTTATCAGACTACGTCATAAGTTCACTATGCTGTTCCTAAAGATGCTAGAGAAGCAGGTCGTTCTAAAAGGCGTGATGACAATCGAAGACTGGCAGAACGTATGGACAGACATCAAGTTCGACTACGCTAAAGATAACTACTTCACCGAGTTAAAGAACGCAGAGATCGCTCAGAATCGCGTGCAGCTGGTGCAGACGTTCGATCAGGCAGGTATCATCGGCAAGTACGTGTCGCATGAGTATATTCGCAAGAGCGTGATGCAACAGACCGATGAGGATATATCTGAGCAGGAT